ATCACATCATAATTTGGCATAGGATCAAGACCTTGTTGTTGTCTTTGAATTATGTACCTACCAACGGCAGTATTCCTTTTTGAATCGGAGCTACAATAAAAAGTGTGTTTTTTATGTCTACCTTTGACATCACATGTTAATCCAACATAAGCAACTTTTTCAGGATATTCCCATGTATAAACATATATCTTTCTTTTGTCAGGTCCCATGGCATCGTCAAAATAATTATCATAAGCCAATTTTCTTGCAACACCACCATCAACTAAACGGTTATACAACTCTTCATTTTTTTCTCTTAAATCTTTTAAGTTGAATACCCCGTTTGTGTGAATATATTCTTTACCTTCTTGGTAAAGTTCATTATCGATAGTTTTTCCAACTTCTTCTAATAATATCCTTCTAATAAAATTCCTCATATCAAATAAATATCATTTAAAGACCAAATCTCGATTTAGTTGAGTTCCAATTTGAGGTAATTTCTCCAGAATCTAAAGCTATATTGTATATATCAACCTTAGCTAATAATCCACCCCAATAGTCACCTAAGTCCCATCTTCGCATAAGTACTATTCCACCATTTGATGAAAGTGATGGTGTTGTGGTATTCTGTGTGTCAATTAGTGTATTATCAACATAAAGTTTAATCGAAGTTCCATCATAAGTTCCCACAATATAATGCCAACCTGTGGTTAAAACATAACCTGCCGAATTAAGATTCCATCCTCCAGTAAAAAATCCTGTTTGTAAATTAGGACTACTATCACTCCCATTACCAATAATGTAGTTAATCGTGTTGTTTGTTCCTGGAAAAACTTCACTTACTATACATGGTGATGTACCACTATTTGTCCCATCGTAAAATTGCCATACACCAACAGTCCAATTACTTAGGGTAGGTAAACTTGTTGAACATTCGGCATATTGTGATGATGCAGGTTGGAACCCAAGGAATCCACCAAACCCGCCACCATATAGAGGATTATTATATAATGTAAATGTTTTACCACCAACTAAATCAGTCCAAACCGTTCCTGTACCAGGATAACTTAATGGGTTACCAGCATCTAAAGATAATACAGGTGAATTAAGTGTAGTATATGAATTCCAATACCCATTTGATGTTAAACCTGAAGAAGCATCGGTTGCTGCGGTATAATTTGAATTTAACAATGCGTTTGTGTAATTAATAAATTCATTATCGTTAAACCCGCTAGTCCTAAAGAAACCAACAGACGCTGTTTGTCCAAAAACAGGTGTTGGCTGGCTATTGTCAGGAACTGATTTTGCAATAACATAACCCAATTCTTCGTCAGGTCCATTCCACCATACTAAACCTGTTGATGAAAATCCTGAGGTTGGGAATCCAACCGCTAAATTACCTACTTGGACTGTGCCTGCAATTGTAGATCCTGTATTATATGCGAAAGGTCTTGCTGTTGACATAATTATGGTTTTATGTTGAGAGGATATTCTCCTACAAAATTTAAGTTTATTGTAACATTGACTCCTTTTTTCTTAAAACTATGTAGATTCTCTAAGTCATCCCCATTTCTAAAATTTTGGATGATATTTTGTTTAGATTCGTTATTAATAACTTCAGTCTCTTCTTTTTTAGTATCAGGGTCAATATATGTCATTGTACCAGTGTTAAGATCAATTGACTTAACCATAATGTCAAAAGATCGATTCAATGCTTTGGCAACCAATTTATATCTATAAACTTTTTTAGCCTCAAGATCATAAAAGTTTACTATTCCGTCTTTTGAAACAGTAATATTACTTGGTGGGGTTGTATCTTCGTTAATTCCCATCAACTCTTTATTTCTGTATAATTCCTCAATTAATTTTCTTTCCATAATACAATCCTATTAATGATAAATATTCATTTATTTTTTTGTATCTTTGTTTTTATATGAAAACACTAAGATTTTTACTTATTAATCTATTTGTGAGGGATCACAATAAGACTTTGGAGATAATTAACGGATTAGATAGACCGCCCTATGGTCAATCTTCTAATTCAAAATACGCAGATCACATTGGTAATTATTTACTATCTGATGATTCAGAAGATGAAATTCCTGTGGTAAAACCCAAAAAGAAAATCAGTAAGATTGAGGTTAAAGAATCTCCTCGAGTAAAAACAAAAAAGGATGAGTTACTTGACGCTTTGAATTATTTAAAATCAAAGTCTGACAAGTCAAAACAAGACAAAGATTCAATCTACACTTTAGAAGTTCTATTGAAGAATATGTCCTAATTAAACTTTGCCGTCCAAACTTGCACCTATCTTTTTGTATACAGGTTTGTTTCCGTGTGGTTCTATATCACCAATAGGTGGTTCAATTACTGTTACTCCAAGATCTTTGAATTTTTGGTAGTACTTTCTAACCTTTTGTTCTGTTGTGTTTTTAAGTCCACCCCAACCCCAAGAACCTTGTACAACATAAAGTTTTGCATTTGGAAATTTAGATTCTAATTCAGTGATTAACCCACTTATGTCATCGTTAGTGTTAAAGTTTCCGTTTGTACCAATTACAATTGCAATGTTTTTAACATTTGAAGATCCTTTGTGTTTTTTAACTGCTGATAATAACCAACTTAATGTTTTACCACCTAACCAAAGGGAATCTTCAGATCCTTTAGATGAGATTAATTTGAATTCAGTGCTACCGTTTGCAACATAAGGTGATTGTGAATCTCCAATTACGAGGTTAGATGGGATTGTATCGTCATCATCAACTATAGATTTAGATCTAGACTTTTGTATTTTACTCATGTCTTCATCCTCAAAATTCTCTTCGTCAACTTTTTCAATTATTTTTGCAATTGTTTCTTGATCTGCAATACCTGTTGGTTCTATTGAATTCTTCTTTTGGAAATCTATTACGGCCTTTTCAGTTTCAGGTCCAAACTTTCCATCCACTCCCCATTCAGGAAGAGAAAAACCTAAGAATTGTAATGCCGTTTGTACTAACTCAACGCCTTCTTCATATGAATATGGTTGTTGTTGTTTCTCAAAAGTTTCTTTTTTGTCAAATACTTTTTCTAAATTATTAATTAAATCACTATCAGTTTCTTCACCTTCTTTTTTAGGTTTTCTAGTATAAGAAACAAAATGTTCAGTAATTGATCCCGCTTTAACTGTGTAAACCTTTTTACATCCTGAGTATTGATTACATTTTTCCTCCATTAAACTTTTACCTTTTGTTGCAGGATGACCCATACCACCTCTTCTATCCATTCTTGTAATGGCATTTTCTTTATCAACTTTATTAAATTGAACTTTAATTTCGAAGTACTTAGGTTTTTTTATCATCTCAATACTCTCCATGTCAGGTTGCACATAAACACCTCTTTGATAAAGATCTTTAAGATGTTTATTTACTTCGTATGTGAAAACATTTGATAATTGATGAATTGAGTCACCAGGATTAAGGATAGCACTTTCAATGTTAAATCCTGTTTCAGGACCTTCATATTTTACATCAAAAAAATTGGCACCTTTATTAATGGAAATTTTTGGTGTGTTAACACCATCACCATTATCGAACACCCCTTTAGACCAAGCTCTTTTTTCGGCTTCGGTTATTAGTTTTTTTAAATCACTTACTCTGTAAGATTCTACTAATTTTTTTTTTAATCTGAAATAATTTTCAGAAACAGGTTCTTTTTGTTGTTCTATTTTTAATTTAAGAGTATCAACAAACTCTTGTTGGATCGCCTTTAATAAATCAACATAAGATACTCTTTTTCTTTTTTCGGGATCATCAAATTTACTTTTTGGGTATAAGAAGTTTATACCTGAAATATTTGTAATACACTTATGACCGCCTGAGTTTGCCTTTATAACATCATATCCATTTACATAAACTCTATTGAATAGTTTTTTATCTTCATAAGGAATGTCTTTATATAAAGTCTGAGACATCTGTTGTAGTTGTCTTTCTAAATCTTTTCCTCCTTTAACCGTGAAAGAAGGTGCGTTACCATAAATTGCTAACATGTCTTTATATGTAAAACCTACAGACTTTTCACTTGTGTCCATTTCAGAAATTCTTTTAAGAGTTCCAAATGTAACTCTTTGATTATTTAACTCATCTCCAAACTTATCTAAGATCTCATCTTTAATTTGACCAAGATCAACACCTTTGAGAGCTCTTTCTTTTTTGTATGGATTGCATGACGCTTGAACCATACCCATTGGTAATCCTGTTACTAAGAACTCAGCGTTAGGATGATTAATGAACGGTGTATATCTATCATATCCTCCAGGTTTCATTGATCCAAGACCATACTGTGAAATAATTCCATCTTCGTAAGTAACACCTTTGTCTTTTCTTGATTGGATGTATGTCTCTTGATTCTTCATCAACTGTTCAATAGGTGCATAACCTTCCTTCTCCATTTGATCTTTAATGTTCAAAAGAATATTTTGTAGTGATGGTTTTGAATTCATTACCAAGTTTCTTAAAAACTCAGGTTTGTTTTTAAATGCCAATAATAATTTATTAGCAACTAACCCCATCATTTTTTTGTTTTCTTTAACACCTTTTGTTCTATCTATTTTGAATAGGTATTGAACAACTTGTTCAGGTGTAATATCATATTTGGCATAATCAGCAGAATCGATCATTGATATGGTTTCAATGTCGTCTTGAGAGAATATATCTTTTGGTGATACAGATTGTGAAATTGTTTCAACATTAGATCTTGAAGATTTAAAATTTGTTGAGGTTCCTTGTTCTACACCAGCTTGACTGTCGTGGTGATCCGTGTGAATAACAAACATTGGTTTACCATGAGCAAAGTCTACTAACACTGGCATTATTTCTCCTTCACCTTCTACTTTCTTTATTGCAAATTCTTTAGAACCGTATTGAATAATCTCAGCATCAACAACTTTGATACCGTTTTGTTCAAGGTAATTCTTCATTGCCAAAGCAGTGGTTACACCATCTAAATCTTGGTGGAAATATATTTTTGCCATTGGGTATCTTTTTGCGAGAGCTCTGATATCTCTAATACCACTTTCATTAAGGATTCTTTTGTTTTCCTCCTCAATAATTTGTCTAATCAAATTTTTCATCCTATATAAATACTTTATTAATAGAAAAATCCCCACCTTTAAAGTAGGGATTCTATATTTTAGTGTAGTAAAAGAATTATATTATTCTACAATGTCCGACTGTGGTTCCATTTCACCAACCAACTCCATCATTTGAACATCCAAATTCAATTTAACCTCATCACTTAATAACACACCGCCTGTCTCAAGTGCTGCGTTCCAAGTAAGTTCAAAATCAGATCGGTTAATAGTTCCTGAGATCTCAAATCCGTGTTTTGTATTTCCCCATGGATCAACTGACTTACCATTATACTCAACCACCAAATCAATAGTTTTAGTTGTATCTTTGATAGTCATTTCACCTTTCATCTTACCATCAGTAAGATTCAAATATGTTGATTCAAAATACATTCTTGGGAATCTTTCCGTGTTGAAGAAATCTTCTCCGTTAAGGTGAGCGTCTCTATCACTATTTCCTGTTGAGATTGAGTTAACTTCAGCCTCAAAACGAATCTGAGCGTCACCCATATCTTCCATTGTATATGATAATCCTCCTGAGTAGTTTGTTAATGTTCCTTTTACATTTGACACCATCAAGTGTCTGATTTTAAATCCCAAGTCAGAGTGAGATGGGTCAATTACTAATTGCTTCATTTTTTTTATTTTGTAAGTTTATATATGTTAGTATCTAATTCAGATTCTAAAATCATGTGATAAAACCCTAAAGGTAATTCTTCCGAATAAAATGATATTAAATTGGTATTATTTGAAGACTTAACAATTTCACCTTCTGAATTAACTAAATAAAAGTTAACAGGGTTTGACAATGAAAAAACAACGGTACCTGTCAATGTAATTTCTAGTGGTATAACCTTTGATTCATCAATTTTAATAAAACCATTAGGATTTATTAAGTAAGAATCAGAATTTGTTTGTGAAACACATACAAAAGATAATAAAAGGACAGAAATAAAAGATAAAATTGTTTTTTTCATAAAGGGTTTTTTTACAAATATATAGAAATCTTTTAATTAAAGAAAGGTATATAATTAAATTTCTAATATTTTCCAATTTCCTTTTTTGTCCTCAACAAGGCATGTTGAGTTTTCACAAAAATCTCCTGAATTCATATAGTCGATCTCAATTTTTGGTTGGTGGATATGTCCGCATACCGCAACATCATAACCTTTTTCTTGTGTTAGTCCTTTTGCTCCCATTTCAAAATCAGAAACAAAATTGATGGCACCTTTTACAGATTGTTTAATGTTGTTTGCCAATGAATGGTATTTTAAATTAAATATTTTTCTGATTCTATTGTAGATTGTGTTTAATTTAATAACAAAATCATAAGACCAACCACCAACAACCGCTAACCATCTAGCTTTCATAATAACAAAATCCAATACATCACCATGGAAACAATAATAATTTCTACCATCAATTCCAATATGATTATACATTCTAACAATCTCAATATTATTTAGTTTGAATGGTATGAAGTCTTTTAAAAAGTCGTCGTGATTTCCTCTGATGTATATTACCTTTGTTTTACCTTCAGATAGTTTTATTATCTTTCTTATTATTTTGGTGCAATCGTTAGTCCATTTACCGTTAGTTTTGATTGCCCAACCATCAATAATATCTCCGTTCAATATTAAAGTTTCCATTTCATTTTCTTCTAAGAACTTTAATATCTTATCTGTTTGTGATTGTCTTGCACCTAAATGAAGATCACTCATTATCACAGTTTTCCACTTTTTCATTTCCAGTAATTTTGATCTTTAGTGAAGTAGTCTTTATTCTTATGGTTGAAGAATGATCCCAAGAATAGTTTTGCCATGTAAACTAAACCTTTGTGTTCAAATCGTCTTGGTGGTGTAAAAACTACATTGTTTATTCTACCAAATTTCTTTGGTTTGATTTGTTTGGAGAAGTGATAGTCTTCAGCTACTTTAATTTCTTCGTCAAATCCTTTTAAGTTTTTGAATGTTTCTGTTCTAATCATCATAAATCCACCCAAACAAAATGGTGTGGACCACTTTGACACTAACTGTAGGAAATCGAACAAACGGTAAATATAGTTGTATTTACCGTTATCACTTCTGAATTTAGTGGTGACCAAATCAAGATTGTTTTTGTGTATTCTAAGAAATGCCCGTTTAATTATTTTAGGGTCCAATAAAAATACATCGGCATCCATAAATAAAACATAGGGTGTTGTTACAAGTTTAAATCCGTTGTTTCTTGCTCTTGCAGGAAGACCTCCTTCCATTATGTGTAGGTCGAATCTGTCTCTTCCTGAATCATACTCTAATCTATCCCAAAGATATGGTTTTGTAACTCCATCATTAGATGAATCGCAAACAACAACTTTTACATTCAAAATGTCTGACTGATAATTTAAAAGATCTAATGTTTTTTCGATAATTCTCTTTTCGTTTTTACAAGGAATTACTATAGTTACTAGTTCATTTAATTTCATATTTTTATCAATATATAGTTTTAAATTTACCTATAAACAGTTTCAAAGTAAAACTTAATTTTGCCTTAACAAAAAAAACACTATATTTGTATTGTGATTACAGAGAAACTTTCAAATATCCCCCAATCTAGCGGCTGCTACCTTTTCAAAAACAAGAAGGGTCAGATCATCTATGTTGGTAAGTCAAAGTTTCTCCCAAAACGAGTGAAGTCTTACTTTCAAAAAAACCACAAAGATCAGAAGACTTTGTCTTTGGTAAATGAGATTACAGATGTTGAGTTCATGACTACTAATGATGAGAGTCAGGCTTTGTTATTGGAGGATGAACTTATCAAATCACACAAACCAAAATACAACATAAAAGCAAAAGATGATCGTTCTCGTCGTTGGTTTATTACTTTGAGTGAAGATGAGTTCCCAAGACTTTTGGTTTGTAATCCTTCTAACTTTACTGGTGAGGTTCTTTTGGAATCTACAAGTTCCAATTCTTGTTATGAGATCTATGAAATGGTTCACGACATTTTCAATCTTAGATCTTGTTCTTACAACTTGACTGAAGAAAATATCCAAAACGAAAAGTTCAAAACTTGTTTGGAGTTTCATCTTGGTCGTTGTAATGCCCCTTGCGTTTCCTCTATTCTAAAGTTCTCTTACTTGAAGATTGTAAGTGAGATGAAAGATGTATTTTCTTTTCAGTTCGACAAAGTTCGAAATCGTTTGAAAAAGTACATGAAGTACCACTCTGATCAAATGGAGTTTGAGCTTGCTCAGAACTTCAAAAACAGAATGGATGTTGTTGATTTGTTGGAGAAAAAACTTGAGTCGTTTCGTGTTCGAAAGTATAGTGATATTGCAAGATCTTTCAAAGAACAATTTGGTTTATTGAATGTCCCTACCCTTATCGAAGCTTTTGACAACTCTCATACTGCTGGTGATTGTCAGGTATCTGCTCTTGTTCGTTACAAGAATGGTAAAACCGATAAGTCAAACTATCGTAAGTTCAACATCAAAACTGTTGAGGGACCTGATGACTATGCTTCTTTCGATGAGGTGTTAAATCGTCGATTCAATAGACTTTTAAATGAGAAACAAGAGTTACCCTCACTTGTTATTATTGATGGTGGTAAAGGTCAGTTGGGTGTTGCCAAAAAAGTATTTGAGGATCTTGGTTTATTGAATCGAGTTGACTTGATCTCCATTTCAAAAGACGACAAACACAGATCATCTACAATTCACAAGATTGATGGATCAAGTTTTGATATTCCAAGAAGTGAGTTTGGGTTTTTGTTAGCGGAGATTCAAAATGAAGTTCACCGATTTGTTATTACTTTCCATCGTAAAAAACGAAGTAAATCTATTATCGGATAAACTTGGTGTCGTAATAAGTTGCAACATAATCAGCGTTAAGTAATGGGTGTTGATTGATTACTTGATCAACACCTTTATAATATTCTTCTGTTTCGTAGTATGTTTCAACATGTGGTAAGAACTCATCGATATACTCATTTATAGCTTCATTAACATCGACATTTTCACCATTTTTTGTTGCGGATAATGGAACAACGGTATTATCAATAGAATATGAGTCAAGATCAAAATTTTTGGTTTTTAAACCAACAGATTCTATATTGATTACATATCTTCTATACCCAACAAATGGGGTTCCTGTGGTGAATTTAATTTCTCTTACAGAGTCGAAAACTTTTTGAATTTGATCCCTTGTTTTGTCGTTAAGATAAAATTCTGGCTGTTCATTCCATAATACTTTAGTAGTTAACTTAAGACCAACATATTCTTCAAACTCCATTACTATATCTAAAAGTTCCTCGTCTACTATTGAATAGAAATAAGAAACATCATTTGGATTTTCTATTTTAAATTCAATCGGATAATAAGGTTTATTATGTCTTTTTGATATTATTTCTTCCCCGACTCTAACAGGAATGCATTTTAACCCGTGAAGATCAATTTCATCCCCCGCAAATCTTTTGAATAGTTTTAATAGTTTATCTCTGTCCATCATACAAACATTTCAGATTCTTTTTTCCTTCTTGCTTCAAGACCAGGAAAGTCATCAAACAAGTTTTCACTTGTTGTTAAAATTAATTTTCTTGCTAAATCAAAATCACCTCGTTTAACTGCTTGTATAAAATCAGAAGTTCTAATACCTCTACCCATGTTGAATGACATGGAAACCATTGCATCATACATTCCTTGTGTGATTGGTGGTTTGATTCCCTTTTCTTCCCACTGATCCAAAATTCTATTAACAATACTTTCAGCTTCTCTTAAATCATCTTTCAATAATGATTCAGCATTTTCTTTTGTGATTGTTGTTCTACCTGGTCTTATCTTTGAGTATCTTGGAAGAAAATCAAAACCCTCTTTTTCATTAGGGAATATTGCATGACCATATCCAATGGTGTATGCACCATCTTCAAGGTCATATGCGACCAAATTAGGTTCACCTTTATTAACAACGGAACCTTCTTCGTATTTTAAATGATCTATTAAACCAGGTGATGATTTTCTAATTCTTGGTGGTATGATTTTTTTGATGGTTTCTTTCTCGAACTGACTGGCTTTCTCTAATGCAGGTTCAACTTTTTTGTTGAGTTGTTTGATTGTTAAAAGACCTATGAAACTATAAAAAACATATTTAATAATTTTCTTTCTTAAATCAGGAGGAAGGTTTTTAATTTTTTCAACTAAAGTTTCCACATATTGAAGTGCGTCTTCCTTGGTTTTAACCCATAATTTTGATCTATCGATATCCTTTTTGATATTGGTAAAATCCCACTCCATGTCAGGTTCGGTTTTACCGTCCTCTACAATTAAAGATATTTTGAAGACCATGTCGTCCAAAATACCTTCGTATATGATTCTATTATTAAATGATCTGAGTTGCTCTTCTGTTAATGAAACTTTCATATTAATAAATATAAAAGAACTCTAAACATATTGAACTTTTGACACACAAATATCTTCAATTCCAAAAAACTGTAACTCTTCTAATAACAATTTTTCATTAGCCCAACTTCTAAGTCGATTATTTAATCTTCTTTTATTGTTACTAACCCACCATCTTTGATTTTCAGAAATTTTTACTTTAACATCTAACTCATAACAATAAGTTTTAATCTTTTTGTTGAAGATGTAAGAATAATGTTGCTCGTATTTTCTGATATTAACAATCTCTAGTTCAACATTTTCACTCCAAATTTTACAATCTAATTTGATTGGATTTTTCTTAAAAAGTTTTTTAACTCTTTTGATGTGATCGTCCTTGATTACTTGTCCTGCTTTGTTTCTGTTGTTCATAGAACAAATATACAAAAAAAAACTCTAACGCCTTGAACTTCTTTGAATATTTTTGAGTTTTGCTTTTTTTAACGCATTTGTCATATTAGTCAAGGTCTGTCTGTTGTTCAGAGTATTCACTTGTTGATAATCTATGGTTTTTGGTTTGGTATTATCGGCCATTTTTTTAGGAAGTTTTTCAAATAAACCTAAAAGTTTTTTGGATCTTTCTTCTTTTCTTATAAGGTCTTGTAATATCTCATCAGTATTAACATCATCAGAATTAGGTATTTCTAAGTCTTTATCGTAAAAAACTTCTTCATATTCTCCTGTCTTCAGTTCTTCTAAAACAATATCTTCATGAGTTTTTTTCTTACTAATCAAATAATATCTAGTTCTAATTTGTGAAGAATAGTTTGTTTCAGGATTTACTGTTAAACTTTTTGGGTGTAATCTCCTATCAAATAAAATATCTTGAGTATGATTTAATCTAACATTAGTTTTATATAACCTACCCATAAAATCCGAATCAGCAGCAACTCTCCAACCTTCAAACCCATTCAAAGACATAAATTTATCTTTTAGAATGCCAAAAACACCTTCACCATAAGCGAGTTTTTCGAAGTTAAATATTCTACCTTCACTTGTTTCTTGAAAATTAATGTACTTTGGTTTTACTAATTGGAAGTGGTCAAGTTTGTTACTAATTTCTTGGATCGCATTTTCTCTCATGATGTCATCGGAATCAAAAAAGAAAAGTTTATCGTACTTACTTAGTTTTGCTAAGGTATTTTTGATCACATATGGACCATAATTTTGATGAAAGAAAAAGAATCTAACTTTAGTTGGGAATTTGTTTTTAATAACAAATTCTAAAGTTTTAATACAATTGTCAATTCCGACAAGGACTTCAAAATCAAAGGTAGAGTTGTTCTTTTCAATCGAATCGAACAACTCTACCAAGAATTCTGTATTATTATAAGTTGGAATTATAACACTTAAACTCATTATCTAAATGCACAACAGTTAGGTTGAGTAGGTGTAACTGTTGGGTAAGGAGTAACGCTAGGTGTAAGACTAATCGTTGGTGTAACCGATGCTGTAACAGTTGGTGTTGGTGTTTCTGTTGGTGTTGGTGTGTTAGTAGGTGTTTCAGTTGGTGTAGGTGTATTTGTTGGGGTTTCGGTAACCGTAGGTGTTGGGGTGTTTGTTTGAGTTGTTGTTACAGTTGGTGTGTTTGTCGGAGTTTCAGTAACTGTTGGTGTTGGGGTCTCAGTTGGTGTATTTGTAATTGCTGGTGTCTGTGTAGGTGTTTCAGTTGGCGTAACTGATGGGGTATTTGTAGGAGTCTCTGTAACCGTAGGTGTATTTGTTGGAGTCTCTGTAACCGTAGGTGTGTTAGTTGGTGTCTCCGTTGGGGTTTCAGTAACAGTAGGTGTATTAGTTGGGGTTTCCGTTGGTGTTACAGAAGGTGTATTTGTAGGAGTCTCAGTAACGGTAGGTGTGTTAGTTGGTGTCTCAGTAGGAGTTTCCGTTGGCGTATTTGTAGGGGTTTCCGTAACAGTAGGTGTATTTGTAGGAGTCTCAGTAGGAGTCTCAGTAGGAGTTTCCGTTGGTGTATTAGTTGGAGTTTCAGTAACAGTAGGTGTATTTGTAGGGGTCTCGGTAGGAGTTTCCGTTGGTGTATTAGTTGGAGTTTCAGTAACAGTAGGAGTAACTGTAACTGTAGGAGTTTGAGTTGGTGTTTCTGTTGGTGTAGGAGTTTGAGTTTCAGTAGGCGTTGGTGTTAGCCCTGATGTTACAGTAGGCGTTGGTGTCATTGTATTTGTTGGTGTGACACTAGGAGTATTTGTTGGAGTTTCAGTCACTGTTGGTGTGTTTGTTGGGGTTTCAGTAACAGTAGGTGTAGGAGTCTCGGTTGGGGTTTCAGTAACAGTAGGCGTATTTGTAGGAGTTTCCGTAACAGTTGGTGTTGGTGTATTAGTTGGAGTTTCAGTAACAGTAGGTGTTGGTGTATTAGTTGGAGTTTCAGTAACAGTAGGTGTTGGGGTACTTGTAGGAGTCTCTGTAACCGTAGGTGTATTTGTTGGTGTTTCAGTAACTGTAACTGTAGGTGTGTTTGTCGGAGTTTTAGTAACTGTTGGTGTATTAGTTGGTGTTTCAGTTGGTGTTTCAGTAACCGTTGGGGTTGGTGTTTGAGTAAGTGTAGGTGTTGGTGTTGGTGTTGGTATAAACTCTGTTAACTGACAACATTGGATTCCTGTACCACCTGGATCTCCTGCCCCTGTAAATGTAAGAGTCGTAAATGGACTTGTAGTTACAATTTCAAAGTACCCAGCACCTGCGGCTAAATTACAAGCTGTTGATGTTATCACATTTCCCGCAACACTCATACATCCTGTAAGACATTCATTAATAGAAACAGTTCCACCATTTGAGGTAATTGTAACCGATCCTCCTGTATTCATACCATAAAGAAGTATTCTAGCACTTGCAACTGTAGTTGAGAAGTTAAGTGTGTAAGCAAATGATCCTAAACCACCTAAAATTGGGTCATTTAACATATTAAATGTTCCAATATATTGGTAATAAAAATTATTAATTCCAGTAGGTCCTGTTTGTACTGATCCACTACCTGATCCTACAACATTAATTCCCGAAATAGTTCTTGATGTTCCTATCTGTGGTAATTGTGATCTCGTATTACAACATGTTGAATCAATATTTGGTGTTACAGTTGGTGTAATAGTTTGAGTTGGGGTTTTAGTTATTGTAACGGTTGGGGTTTGTGTTTGTGTAACAGTTGGGGTTTGTGTTTGTGTTTGTGTAACACTTGGTGTAGGTGTTTGTGTTGGTGTTTTTGTAACTGTTGGTGTATTTGTTGGGGTCTCTGTTGGAGTAGCTGTATTTGTTGGTGTATTTGTTGGAGTCTCTGTTGGAGTTGCGGTAACTGTTGCAGTTGGTGTTGGTGTTGGTTCTTCACCTAAAACATTTACAACTATATTGTTATTTACCGCAGAAAAAGGATAACTTCCTGGAATTAAGCCCAAAGAAGCGTAAGTTCCCGTAAAGTTTACACTTGTCGTAGTTAGTGAATTTGTCCAATATCCATTCGCAGGAGAGAAAGTAGTTTTAAGGTATATCCCTGCATTGATGCCAGCCCCCACTAATTTTATAGGATTTACAGGGTTTATATTGAACAATTGACTAAATTGACCTGTAGCAAATTGAAAAGGTCCAGGAGACAAAAGCTCAAATTTATTCGTGCTGACAGGCTGTATTACTGAGGGTATAATCTCTCTAAGTGGACCATTCACAACCACAGTTCCATTTGCAGGGATTTGTCCTCCTCCTCCTATTGCAAAAGGTCCACTGTAAACCCTACCTGAGGTAGTCATAGTTACAGTATTGTTTAAATTTTGAGTAAAATTGATAGTCGCATTCTGAGTTGATGGGTCTACATTACCGACTCTAAAACTTATGTATTCACCATTTCCGTTAGAAAAAGTCCCCCAAGATGATCCATATATACCTGTTGCCAACCCTAAAATCGCAAGTGTTGTTGATTGGAATATCATTGATCCTTGTAAAACTTGACCTGATTGATAACCAGGAGGAAGAAGAACTCTATATGGGTTGACATTTCCACCTACACTTACAATACCAAAAGGCAAAGTGTAAGTAGTATTTAATGGAACGGAAGTTCCAAAAGAACCACTCCACTTATAACTTTGTGGGATCACATAACTATCGTAAAGTACGGTTGAAGTTGGTCTAAATTGTATAGTTGGGCTTGTTGGTGAAAAAACTTGTGAATTGCTATAGTTCGAAGTTTGATTATTGAAAAACCCATATATAAATGAATTCAAATTTAATTGTAAGGTTGCATCGATTCTAACATCGTTACCCTGTTGAGTTGCTGTTATTATAATTGGCATGGTTCTTTTTTTATAATAAATATATTGATTCGAAAATAAGTTGGTGTTTCTCTATAAAAATTTTCTTTTATTCTTAGGTAACATCTTTTGAATTAAATCAGTATTTTTTTTCAAATCAAGTTGTGGTTTATTGTTTTGGGTATTATTGTTTGTTTTATATCCAACACTTTTATTAAAAATTGAATTAATTTTTTCGTAATCCATTTTTTTATGAGATAATTCAATGATATGATTATCAGATACAATTGATTGTTGAGGTTTTTTTATTTCTAAAACATCTGTTTTTAATTTTTCAATTTTATTCTTACTAATAAAGACTTCAGACAAATTTTTTCTATCTATTATTCTATCAAAATTTGTGGTTGTTATTTCACTATACTTTGTGAACTGTTGTTTTCTTTTTCTTTGTAAAATTTCAAAATTATAAGATTGTCTTACCTTTGACTTATGGTTTGTTTCAGGTTTTATGGTAAGATTTTTATCATGTCTTCTTCTATAATATAAAATCTGATCAGTTTTTTTTGTTTTTAATTTGTTTCCCTCTTCTCTCATTTTAAATTCAGAATCCGCACCACATGACCACGGTTCAAAACCATTATATTGATTAAATAGTTTTTTAGATATTCCCAATTGTCCAATGGAATGGAATGGGTTTATGTTTTCTTTTTTTATGTTATCTAAATCTATTTGGTTTGAAAAGTTATAAAATTTAAATCTTACAACATCGTGTGATTGGAGGTTGTTTAATGTTTCAGTAATGATATTTTCATGAAGAAGATCATCAGAATCTACAAATAATAATTTATCGGACATTGATATTTGTGAAAGAGAATTTCTAATAATGTATGGTCCTAAACTTTCATTAAATAAAAAGAATTTAACATAAGGTGGGAATTCATCAAATTTACTTCGTAAAAATAATTTTGTTGTTTCGCAATTATCAACACCAATTAAAACTTCGATATTGTAATTTTTTTTAGCTCTTTTTACAGAATTTATAAAATCTTCAATATATTCAACATTATCATATGTTGGTACAACTATTGATAAATCTAAAATATCTATCTCAGTTAGTTTTTTATCTTTATCACTAATTTTTGATAGTTTATTTTTTCCGTGAATCACTAATCTTGTGTATCCATCATCAAGTAAAGTGATATTTTTTGTAATCTCACCCATGAATCTGTGATTCTTATCATAAACAAAATTTTCATAATTTTTTTGACATAAAGTCAAAAACATTGATATAAAATTATTGTTTGCGTAACTTGTTGCGTGATCATGGATTTCGCCAGTATCAAAGTTTAACTTTTGAACTTTGGAGTGTACTATAAATTTGTCTTGACCACTAATGTTTTTATGATATAGCTCTTGTATTTTTTCAATGTAATCATTTCTCATCCAATCATCACAATCGTGTCTTGTTTGTATTTCTACATTGTTTTCTCTACAGTAATTTTTTATTTCGTCAAAACTTGAGAAGTATAACGCATCTACAGTAAAGTGCGGTTTAAGTAATTCAACATGTTTTGGGTTAACGGTAAAAACTAAAGTAAAGTTTTTGTTTTTTTGACTGTTAACTGAGGGTGCGAATGTTTTTTTCATTACTTGGAAATAATGATCAAATAGTTGGTCGTCCTCAAAATTCATTCTTGTAATTACCAAATGTTTCATAGTACTATCAGTTTTTTGTTTTCAAGACTCACTAAAGACCCAAAGATTCTTTCCATGGCGTGGTTAATTGATGGTTCATGAACATAACCTTCAGGTGAATTGGTTAATATTTTATTGATCACACTCTGTGTTAAATATTTTTTTAAAATGTCATTTCTAACCCAAAAAATAGTCCCACCAACAAATTGATGACCTTTCAAATCCGTTTTGACTTTCATCCAAGAAAATACCTTTTGCATTTGAGTTAAATTGACATGGAAATTGGTGTTATATTTTGCACCAATCATTCCGCAGTTTTGGTCTTCTTCAAATTTTCTTATTACTTCATTAACATGGTTAGGATTGTTCAAGACTCCTCTCATTAAACCATGAAACCATTTTCTACCTCTTTCTTCAGCACTTTGAGCTCCGTGTCTCTGTAAATGTAAAGAAGGTGTTTTAGTTGATCCCAACCCTTTTTTTGTGTGGATCTTTAAAATGAGATCGTAAGATGGGTCTAAGTTTTTATAAACCTGTAAAAATCCACCAATATCCATTCCTTTGTTTTCTACAAAAATGATCTCAGTTTTTGGATTTGTTTTTTTGATGTTGTTTAAAAAACTTTGAGGGTAATTCTTTGTTAGACTAACATAAAGATCGTATTCTCTTTGTATGTTATTTAAATACAATCTGATTTCATCCAACATATCTATGTGATACAAATGAACGCATACAGCAATTTTCATTCACTACCCCCCTCTTTTTTTTCTGCCCTGACAGTGTGCTTTTTGACTAAACCCTTTTGGGTTGTTACAGTTAATTGATTTTTTATATTTTTGAGACCACTTTTCATCTATTGGTTCTTTGGATAGTTTGGTTTTCCAAAACTTAAATAAGTTTTCTTTATCGTAAACCTTTTTTTCTTGGTCCCATCCACAGTCATGACAAAGATATGGGTGTGAGTCGTCACTTTCTTTTTTCCAAGAGTGTTCACACTTTTCACATTCAATCTTTTCGTTGAATATTCTATCTGCCTGTTTTTCTGATATTAGTATTTTCATTATTAACAATCTGAATCATTATAAATACCAACTAAATAGTTATAGTATTTGTCATATATATATTGTTCAACCTCATCTCTTATTTCTATCATTGATTCGGGTGGTCCTTCATAATCTTCATCCTCATCATCTGGATCACAATATCCCTCATCACAATAATAAAAATGAATTCCCTGTAAAATACAAAAGTCGGCGTAGTCGTCTTCATCCTCAAAATCACAAGGATCCTGTATTTCTGTTTGATACTCTATTATATCTCCAATCTTTTCTATCTCTACTCCTCGTCTAAGTAATCTAATAGGTATTTCTTGATTCATAACTGAATTTTTTCTTTGGTTTTATTATCATAAATATTGAAGGGCGTTGCTATTATTACCCAATCAACAAACTTATAATCTTGGTCGTAAGCTTTTGGATTTGCTTTAACTTGAATTGTTTTGGTTCCAAAGTCAGGATGAGACATAATAAGATCGGTTCCGTATACCATATCAATTAAATCACCATTACCGCCTTCGTACTCAACTTTAAATCCTTTGTCTTGTAAGTATTCTTTGACTCTTTGTTCAGCACTTTCGCCTTGCTGAGTTGTTCTTTGGATATTTTTGGTATAATCATATAACATGTTCGGATCTTCGAAGTACTCCTTAACCATATCTTCTATTTGGGATTTAATCCTCATTAGAGTATTTGTAGGGTCTTTTATAACACCTTGAATTATGTCGTTGTTTTTTTTCTTATAAAGAAGTTCTGTTATAAGTTCGGCCAAATCATAATAATTTGTATTTAATTTATTTATCGGTTGCCATTCACCATTCAAATAAACCAACTTATTGTTTTCTATTTTATTTTTAATAAAATCTTCTTTTTCGGTTTCCGTTATTTTTCCAAGTGATTCTAAAAAATTGGCACCATCAATAAACTTATTCTTTTGATCTTGGGGTATTTCAGTTTTTAAATCTTTAATCTTTTCATCAATAATAGATCTTAAATTAAGACCATTACTTTTTGAAAGAAGACTTTTAAGTGATCCAATTTTACTACAAACAAACATTTTTTGTTTATTACCTGAGAACCTGTCGCAAAATCTATACTCAGGTTGATCTTCAGATTCAACCATTAAACTTTTAATTCTTTCAATATCTTCTTTAAGTATTTTATTCATTATTAAAATTTTAAAGTCATATAATGTTCATCTTCATTTTCTTCCACATTTTGGTTGTGGGTCAATTCTACAGTTTGATTTTCAAAATTGAACTCTATTGATCCGTTGGATCCTTCGTTTATTTCCCATCCCCCATAAAATACTTCCAACAAGTCGTAACAAATATATTCTAATTGTTGATTTAAACCTTTTGATCCCTTTGAAGAATCTACCATATCTTGAACCCACCCGCTATCTCCGCTTCCGTCATAACTACATCTACAAGACTCACCATAAACAGATTTTAATTGTTCAACAATTGCAGGATCTGATAATTTTTTTGCTTCCCTATCATCTCCTCTCCATCCTGTTGCCATATTGGAAAAAAAGGAAAAATCTTTTTCAATACGACTTTCTTCGGTATTAACCACATAATAATCATACATCACATCAAGTTCATTTCTTTCAACATTTATGGTGAAAGTTAAACTACCGTTTTCATTATCATAATAATCATTATAGAAATTACCTGTATCAAAATTATCTCTAATGGTTTCAAAGAGCTCTTCAATTGATCCAGGTAAAAATGATAATTCATCACTAACATTTCTTCCTCCATGAACAGGACCATACAAACTTTCAAATTCACTGTCGTAACATTGGTAGTACCAAGTCACACCATCCTCCATGTTTAAGGAGTTCAGTAACTTTGAATACTTTTTTAAATCTTGTATTTGTTTTTCTGTAAGTTCCATATGATATTTTCTAATAAATACTTTTAATCTTCAAACTCTAACTTTTTTGTTCGAGTTGCCCATGTTGGTCTTTCACCAGATATTAATATCTTCATCCATTCAGAAGCTGAAGGAATATGACCATCACAATCTTCTTTGACATGTTGTTCTCCAACATATCTAGTGTATACTGTTTTTCCATCGCTATTTTTAAACTCAGGACCGAACTTTTCTTGAAGTTCGAATATACCCTCTGAGTGATGTCTAAAAGCCCTATGTAAAGAATGTCCATACCATCCTTTGGTCTCATCTAACCAATTGTGAATATGAATATAATCTTCCCATTTTCCACCAAACTTTTTGGCCGAACTCTTCGCGTGTAATATTGGGTGTGCCATACTATTGTTTAATTGATGTTTTTTTGTTGTATCATTACTAAAAATAAACTATTTATTTGAAAAAAGAAATTCATAATGGATCCAAATAAAATTCTTTTACTCGTAAAATTCACCAAACAAATTCATAATTCCTTGGAGGGTTCTTCTAATCCCAAAATTTTTAATACTGTTGAGGATATTAAAGAAGAAATCAATGGAGACGATTTTTTAAGTCTATACCTTTCCAAGTTAAATGGTTCTGAAACAATATATTTATTTTTTTCAATTTTTTATTACCACATATCAGGTGATGCTGCAAAATCAGTAAAGTATGTTTTAGAAAATCTTAAAGGTTACCAGTTCTTTGTATATGAAGAAAGTGGTTATATATCTGAGGATTGTGAAAATTGTGATGGGAGTGGTAAAGAATATTGTGATAATTGTGACGGCCAAGGTAATATAATTTGTAGATCATGTGACGGTGATGGTAAAGAAGATTGTTCTACTTGTGATGGATCAGGCCAAGATGATGAAGGAGATGCTTGTGGTGAATGTGATGGAAGTGGCAATGAAATTTGTAATGAATGTGATGGAAATGGTGATGAGATGTGTTACAGTTGTGATGGCGATGGATATAACGATTGTTATAAATGCGATGGTAGTGGAAATATAGAAACAGATATCATGGGTTATGATGAATTCTTTGATAAAGTATATACCACAAATAAACTTGGTGATATGAATGACGATATTCCTTTTGAGGAGCGTTATTATAATTCAGTTGTACTCAAACAACCTTTCTTAAGACAAAGAAATTACAGAGAAACCTACACCATGGAAGATATCCAACACGATTGGAATATAGGTGATGAAATATACGATCTAAACGATAATAACTTTGTTTTCTTTGGTGGTAAATTATTACTGTAAGAATTTCAACTTATACATAGTTGAGTAAGCCAACTCCTGTACTGTATCAATTTGATTTTGGATGTATGAATCATCACAACAATCTCTTTTTTCTTCAATTGTGTTTAATAAACCTGTAAAGTATTTCAATACTTGGTTTTTGTTTTTATAAGACTGATTCTTGTATGATTTGTAATTTGTTAAAAGACCGTATTTACCTTGATAAGATTCAATAATACCATCAACAAGTGCATCAATTCCTTCATAATACTTTTGCAGTGCTTTGTGTTCAGCGTAAGATTTTGTCCCTAAATGGAATATGTGTACTTGAGTTTGTGAATGTAATAATTGACAAACCATTTCACAGAAATCTTCATTATTATTTGATGAAGAGTCATCATCTTCTTGTTCATCGTTTTCTTCTTGATCATCATTTTCCTCTTGATCATCTTCGTCATCTTCTTGTTCCCAAAGATTTCTTCTTTTCAATTCTTCTTTTAATTTTTCTGTTAAATCAAACTTGTTCATAGTATTACAATTTTATTATAAATATCATCAAGTTTCTATTTCTCCACCAAATCTTTATCATGTATGATCACAAGTTCTTTTCCAAAGAACGAATCTAACTCTTTAATTTTTCTCTCAATCTCAGGATAATCAGTCCAAACTTTAACTCCTTCGTTCTCAGGACTGTAATCATTATCAACCAAATATTGAACTACCGAGTTTTCTTCGGTCGTTATAAATCCGTGAGCAAAATATCTTGGGACATACACTTCATCACCTTCATCCATTTCAAAGAAAAATACTTTATTGTAATCTTCAGATACTGGTCTCATATCAATAACGAAATCCAATATCTTACCTGAAATAATTTTAATTAGTTTGGCTTGAGCATATTCGTTCTTTTGGAAATGTAACCCCCGAAGTGTGTATTTACGGGGGTTTACACTAATATTACTCTGTAACCAATTCTTATCTAACTTGGCAAGATCTAATGGACTGAATGTTCCTCGTTTATCTCTGAAAACTCTGTTCTCAATAAAATGCGCTTTCTCCATTATAAAAATTGTATTTCATTTGTTATTGGGTTCCAATCAATATGCCAAGGCAAATGAGCATATAGGTATCGCTCATTCAACATAGCGGCATTGAAGTAGTGTGTATGTCCATCGTAATAGTGACCATAACCAGTGTGGATGTGTCCGCAGATGTGGATCTTTGGTTTGATTTGTTTGATTCGCTCCGCAAGTAATTCACAACCCAAGTGAACATTGCGGTTACCTTCAACATCATCTAAGAATCCCCAAGCCGGACCGTGAGTAATCACGATGTCCACATCTTCAGGTATCATATCCCATACCGCTTTCAACTCTTCGCCATTTCGTGGTAAGTTAAATGCCCAATTATAGAACTCAGGTTGCCATGGGCTACCCCAAATTTTCACAGTTTGTACATTAGGATCGTGTGGATCACTATCTCCAACTGTAATCCAATCATCTTGTAAATAATCAATCGTTTTATACCCAGTTAATATACCTAGTGCTTCTTCAGGTTTATCTTGCATCCAACGATCATGATTACCAGCAATGAATACTTTATGATCGTAATTATCAATCGCATCAAACCAATTGAAAAATTCCATTGCTTCCATTGGGTTATAACCTGAGTTCATGAAATCGCCGGCATGTAATAGTAAATCACCACCCTTCAAATCACCTGTAATGTGTTTGTGTTTGGTGTGTGTGTCAGAAATTATTGTTAGTATCATATTGTGTTTCTTATTTTTCCAAAATCTGATTCAAATTTATACATAAGTTCTAACATGTCAAAACAATCTAAATGGTTTTTCCATTTGTTTTTGAAATTTTCGAACATTCTTCTTGTGACCTTCATTTGATCCTCAGTCTTACAAGATTTCATAACTGTTTTGATGAAATCGTATTCATCAACCAAATTCAATTTTAGATTTTTTCCCATTTGTTATCGTGATTATATTTAAAACTTCCTATGTGTTCTCTCTTCCATTCGTTTGGAGATATCAAAGATAGGAATATTTTCCCATCATTCGCATAATATAGGTGATAAATTTTTCCAATCACTGGTTCAAAACTAAATTTTGATTTATAGACCAAGTCATTCCATTTATATTCGTCAATAAGTTTTTGATATTCTTTTTTTAATTGTTCGAACCTATCTTCAAATTGTTTGTTAACATTTAAAACTCTTGGTTCTTTCCAGTGTTCTATATTTACAACTTGAATTGCGGGTGCCCCAACATTACTACCATAAGGAAGTAAACCAGGGTTTTCGGAAATATTATCAGGTTTGTTTGACATTATAAAGTTTCAAGTTTATCTTTAATTTTATTAATTAGAATTTCATCTGTAATACTTTCAGTTGCCAAAATTTCTTTTAGTAAATTTTCTGTTTCTAATTTTCCTTTGACTTTAACTCTGTGTGTTGCGTTTAACTCAACTTCATATAGTTTATATGCAACCTCATCAACTTTCTTTAACTTAGTAATATATTTTTCAATTCGTTGGTCAAGTTTTCGTCTTCGTTCCATATTGGTTACGGTTGGAATCGCCTTATATAGTTCATCCAATCTACCTTTAAGGTATTGAATTTCTCCAAACTTTAGTATTTCTTGTTCTGTCATTTTTTGTGGATTGGGTTTGTACAATTACCTTTATGTGAACCCCAAGCGCTTTGCCCATAACCCACTCTAATGTATTCACAACCTCCATATGTGAATTCTGTTACATTTTTGTGACGATCATCAGATTTCTGTCTTAACCCTATGGGTTCTTCTATTTGTGGTTTTTGTTCTTCACAAGATACAAGAGTCATAAGAACCATACCAAGTAAAAATCCAATTATCATAGCAAATAATGGGCCAACATCGACACCTTCTTTCACCATTCTTGGTTTTACTTTAATAATTTTGTTTGGATCTATTTTAGGTTTTTTCATACCTAAAAAATAAATGATTTGTGTTGTTAAATCAACTATGGTTTTGAATAAAATTTGATTTTGTTTTTAGCATTTTCTATTAACCAATCATCAACACAAGGTATTTTTTCTAAAAACTCCAATTCATGTTGATAACATACCACTTCTTCAAGATTTGGTTTCAGATTGAAGTTAGTTCTTTTGAAGAATAAATGTAGGGATTCATGAACAAGTATTGCGGAAATATTATAGATGTTTCCATCTTTCATTTCTCTTGTTGGGATGGTAATTGTACTATCCCCTTCTGTTGTTGAGAATCCTCCGTTCCAATATGCAACATTAGAGCAGTTCTCCATAATCAGATAATACTTCTGAACATCATATTTCTTTATGGTGTCTAAAGCCTGTTCTACTTTATTTTTCCAACCATCCCCAACATCTGCAATACGGATTTGCGAGAAAGAGGATGACCAAAACATTAACAATATCAAAAGTTGCCATATTTTCATATTTTGATAACGGCTTCATGAATAGCCTTTTTTAGTGCTGATGATACAGTCATTTTTTCAAAAGGTAACATACCTTCTTTCACCTCGATCATAATAGCTCTGATCTCAGTTTCAGATTCCCCAATACCTTCATAACATTTACCATCGTAATATAATCTTACACCAACCTGTGTAACTGATTCTGTTTTCTCAACACCAACAATTCTGATTGTTGTTTTTGGTAATCCAAAGTAATACACCTCAACATCAATATCTTTTCCATCTTCAGATAAACAGAACTTCTCAGATAGTTCGTCTTCAACTATTTGTCTTATACCAAAACGAATGTCTCTGTTTCCCATCTCTTTTAGTTTAGCTGTGTTGTAAACTGAATCAACATAAACACACTGTTGAGCAGTTGCGATGTTACCAAGTAGTAACATACCAAGTAGTAAGATTAAATGTTTCATTTTATTATGTATTGTTTAAAATCAGTTGATAATGGTTTTTCATTTTTGAAGTAATATTTCTCAGTTGTTTTTCCGTATTTAATTGTTTTAAAGTATCCATCAGGGACTGTTGCTCCTGTTGGTAACACAACTGAAGTTTTAGAATAAATACATCTGATCTCAACAACTACAGTTTTATTTGTTTTTGCTAATTCTCTTTCCCTCGCTTCTAATAATCTCCAAGTTGTTCTATTTAAGTTTTCTTGTTGTAAGGAACAATTCAAATATGTGAATGTTTTAAATAACATATCTCTATCACAGTTGAAGTCTGCCGCAGGTGCCAAGTGTCCTTTATCATATGGGTTATTTTCATAATCTTTATTATCCGATGTCAGGATTGAATCACAGGTATAGAAGTCCATTCCCTTTCTTGATGCGTCTCCATTTGGACACTGAACAGTATATCTAATAAACTTTGGTTGTTGTAATTTTTCAGAGTATACAATCTCAAACATATTTGTTTTGATGTAGATTGAATCTCTTAATGTTTTCTGTGAGAAAACAAAGATTGGTAAGATAAAGATTAAGGTAAGTAATAGTTTTTTCATTAGTAATTAACTGTTGATTTATATCCAGGAGCAATCAAATAGTAGTTTTGTGATCCCCCACTTACGGGTGAGTTTATTGTGATTGACGATACGCCAGGTATTGATAACCTCATATCTGTTGTGTTTGTCGTTAATGTTGTATATTGTGCGGTAGTAAAGAATCTTGCGGGAGTTGTGTTTATCCAACCATTTAAAAATCCAAATCTCCTAAGGTTAATATAATTTTCATCTGCAACATTTATTCTACCATCATAGTTGACATCATATCTATGGTAGTGAATACTTTTAATTGATGTGATCCCTAAAACTAATTTTGAAACCTCAACCATATCGGTTAATTGTAATGTGGTAATAGGTGTTGGTGCGTCGTATTGAATATACCATTCAACTGATGGGTTTGTTGGTTGTGAAAAATTATAATATCCCGATGCATTTGTATAAACTGTCTGATGTAATACCCATGGCGTGAATGTGACTATGTATTCAAACTCTAACACATATGGTAGTGAAATTGCATTTGGTAAGTCATTCCATTTACCACCTCCTACAAATTGAACATAGTCTTCGTTACCCGCATTATTTGGTTCACCAGGATTCCATGATGTATATGAATAAGTTTCATTTGTAACCCATCTCCATTGACCTTCCACTACTTCATCAGTTAATCCAATCCAACCTGAAGGCCAAATCCCAAATATAAAAGAGTTTTCCGCCGCGGTTGTTACCGTAACCAAGTGTCCTCCCATATTCAAACAAGCTTGTCTGGCATCACTCCAAAACATGGATCCTGTGGATCTGTAGTAAGAATGTCCGTTGTAATTATTTTGAGATGTGAACCCATTTATTACGGGCGTAGTTCTTTTGTATAATTTAACAGGTACATTAACAGCACCGGTACCATCGGCGTTTCTTATGTAACCTGAATAAGTAAAAGTTTGTGCGTTTAGTGAGAATACACAAAATAATACTATTGTCCAACTAATAATCTTGTTCCACATGTTATTGTATAATTTAAAGTGTTTACCTTGATCGCCCACGCCCCTCCTGCATTTATATTAAATTTAAATCTTTTTGTAATTGCGATGTTTGTACCTAAACTTGGTAGAACCACATATGGTGATTTTAATACCAAATCGTTATAGTAACTTACATATGGTGAATAGACAAATAAAGCCATAAGTTTAACATCTATTCTTTTACCAAACTTCAAGTCATACATTCCACCACCAATTAAAGCCGTTCCTAAAAATGATGTTTTATAAACTTGTCCGTATGATACTGTTCCCATATAAACAGCCTTAAGACTTGGGATCTTTGGGAACATAAACATCTGTCCTCCAGCTAAAGTGCCGTATACTGATCCCCTACCTTCAAACCCTACAGATAAAGTTCCCGATAGAAGTCCAACACTTTTTTTGTTAATCCATGCATGATATCCTGTTATGTTTGGCCCTTGTTGTGCTGACACATAATCAACCAAACCACCACGAGCAGTTTCACCATCCCAACGCATGTTATGATAACCTCCTGTTAATTTTAATCCTGTTCTAACTTCAGAGTTTTGAAAGTTGAAACCCACAAAGTCTCCTGATGCGATAACTGTGGGTTTTCCACCTTCCCTGTTCTGATTTATTGTTTTGGTTGCCCCTTGTGTAATGTTGGTTCCTCCACCTTGTTCTTCTGTTTGGGTTGTAGTTTCTTCTCCGTTGGGTGGGTTTCCACCATTATTCCCCACACCAGAGTTCCCACCGTTGTTAGAACCATTACCATTAGGGTTAGTTGTAGAACCATTATTAGTTACTTCTTGGTTTGTTTGATTATTTCCTTCACCATTCCCACTAGTCCCATTCCCACTAGACTCCCCAGTATTGCTACCGACAGTAGTATTGCTATTGTTTTCATTCGTATTAGTGTTTTGATTGTTTATAGGCGACACAGCCTGTGAATTTCCATTTTCATTTGATCCACTTTGAGTTGTAGAGCCTCCTGTTGATGTTGTACCTTGAGTTCCAACATTTGTATTAGGGGTTCCATTTCCTCCGTTGTTTGAACTTGTTTCATTTGTTCCAGAAGTGGTTTGACTTCCTTCAGTAGTGTTACTTGTTCCATTATTTTGGTTTTGATTGTTATTGGTTGTGGAGTTATTAGTATTTGTTGTTGTACCGTTATTATTATTTCCACTTCCATTTTGGGAACTATTCCCATTCTTCTTATTACCTTTGTTTCCGTTAGTGTTAGAAGAATTAGATGCTGCGGCTAAACTACCGCTAAGAAAATCTGTGGCTCCGTTTGATAGGTCCATTAAAGATGATAGTGAATTGATAATACCTATCGTATTTAAAGCTACATCTTGAGCCATGTTTATCTGACCACCAAGTCCAACTATTTCTGAACAAGGAGATCCTTCATATTGCGAAAAAACTTGGTTAGTCCAAGTTTCAAAAGTTCCATCGGTAAATTCTTGTTGAGTAAAGTTCTCAACAAAACCATAATACCCCACCGTGACTGAACCATTGATGGGGATTATGATATTTTTTACATTTCCTGTACAAGGATCGGTGTAAGAATAGTTATAAGTCTGTGCATTTAGATTTAAAAAACTAAATAAGACGAACAACAAAGATATGAAAATGTTTACTCTCACTTCGGAAATACACCTTTTGATATAAGTCTAGTTACAACTCTTGATGAAGCTGTCTCTAAAGCTTTTTTTGTAGATATACCTACAGTTGATTGATTGAATTTAACATCATCTGAGATATCACCCAAGATTGATGTTGTTTTAATTGTTACCGCTTCTCCAAGTCCTGATCCTACAATCACTTGACTTGTTTCAGCATCTACAAATTTGATCTGAAGACCTAATCTTGTAGTTTGATTTACGGTTTGTTGTCCATTAACTTTTACAACTTCGTCTTCTGATACTGAGAAATCATATACCTCAATATACACAAAGTACTTAGCCAACACAACATTACCTTTCACTTCGATTTTGTTTGAAGATACTCCCTTGTCTGATGCCTTGTCTTGAGCAATCATTCTTTGTTTGATCTCTTCCTTTTCTTCGGTGAAAATAAATCTGTTGGTATATTCCAAATATTCAATTACGATATTTGTTACACCAAGACCTACTCTTTTATCTTTTAACTCAGGATATAATTCATAGAGTTCTTCGTTAATACCAATCTTTAATAATTGGATTGGAACTTGAATCGACCCATCGTAATCAGCAACCGAGTCTATTGATTGTTTCTTTTCAAAATCAGCAACATATTGTTCTGTCTTAACAGATCCAATACCCCCTCCTGTTTGAGGGGGCTGAGCTTGTACTGTTTTACATCCAATCAAAAAGAATGGTAATATGTAAAGTAGATTTTTCATTATCCTTCTACTTCTTCTTCGTTGTTATCTTTGTTTTTACCGGCAAAGTATTTGTCAACTGAAGCAATTCCAAATGAACCTAAAGTGATCCATAAGAAACCATCATATATGAATTGATTGATCGGCATTTTTTGTCCGTGAAATCCTGTCCAAATATCAACACCAAGGCAGATAACCATCATTATAAATGAACCAAAACCAACTATTGATTTTTCGTTGATGTCGTTATGATCCATAAACATTCTTACTAAGAATGATTTCTTTTTTGTTTTCTTTTCCATAATTTTAATTTTTATTTTTATTGTTTATTACCAAGATTCTTCTTCAACCTTTTTTGGTTTTTCAGGTTGTGCGGCTGGTTGTTGTGCCGGTCTTTCAATAATTCTTTCACGA